TCGACCTCGAAGGTGTACATCATGGTCCCGGCCTCGCTGGAGGAGAACTATCTTGAGGAGATTCTGAAGTGCGGTGATGCGGTGTACGCTGTTGAGCAGAGCTGGGTCGAGAACCGCCTGAATCCTGATAATCGCGAACAAGCGAAGAAGCTGGGTATCTCCGATAAGTTTCTGGACAAGCACCAGCGCTTTTTCACCACAGTTCCCGGCGGTGACCCGAACTTTGCTGCTCAGCCCAAGAATACCCAGACGCTCATTCGTGAGCAGATCAAGGATCTCATCGAGAATCGGTTCAATATCATCAAGTACAATGGTCTGAGCAAGAACAATATTGACAAGTACATTCAGCCGGGTATGTACGACGACAGTGTGGTGATCATCGACGAGGTCCATAACCTCATCTCGCGCGTCATCAACGAATCCGAGACCGGTGTAAAGCTCTACGATTCGATCTACCGGGCCAAGCGCTGCGAGGTTGTGGCTCTCTCGGGAACGCCGGTCATCAATCGTCCGAATGAGATTGCGTATCTCATGAACCTGCTTCGGGGTCCGATTGAGCGCATCGTTATTCCCTTCAAATCCATCGCTGCCTGGGACGAGGAGCGAATCTCCAAGGCCTTCCGTCAGCTGCCGGAGACAGACACGATCGAGTTCAATGCTCTCAAGAAGTACGTGATGGTGACTCGCAATCCCCCGCAGTTTCGCTCGACCTTCAATGGAAACGGCGATCGGATTGCGGTTCAGTACATGAAAGACATGGCCTTCATTCCTCAGGCAGGTGACTGGGTTGCCTCCATCAAGTCCAAGATCGAGACCGAGGTTGGCGGCGCTGAGATTGCCTCTGAGCGTGTGACGACTGAGGAGTTTACCTGCTTGCCCACAGACTACGAGGAGTTTGCCGGTCTGTTTCTGGATGGGCTGAACATCAAGAACCCCATGATGTTTCGTCGGCGCATTCAGGGACTGGTCTCCTACTTCAAGGGTGCCGATGAACGTCTGATCCCCCGACGTGTCGAGGATGACAAGACACTTGAAAAGATCGCGATGTCGAAGGAGCAGTTCACGCGGTACCTCGAGGTGCGGTGGACAGAAATGAAGATCGATTCTCGTCGCAATCGCTCGTCTCTGGATGATGATCTGGGTACCTATCGTGTTCCCTCTCGCCTGGCCTGTAACTACATCATTCCTCCCGATCTGAGGGAGTTGACCAAGTCCGTGACGAAGGAATACAACGGTGTACTCAAGGAAACCGATGTGCCCGACAAGGAAGAGATCCTCAAGCGTCTCAGGGCCGATCCCGAGCGCTTTCTGTCGGAGAAGGCACTGGAGTCTTTCAGTCCGAAGCTCCTTAAGATGCTGCAGAACGTGAAGGCGACGGGCGACAAGAATCAGTTCGTCTATTCCCAGTATCGGTCTCTGGAAGGTCTAGGTGTCTTTGCGGCAATCTTAGATGCTGCAGGATGGCAGGAATATAAGATTGTGAAGCAGGCGGGTCAGTGGGTTGAGAGCCCGGATATGGAAGACAAGCCCTCGTACACCTTTTACACGGGCGACGAGAACGTGGATGAGCGTAATCTGATTCTTCAGATCTTCAATGACAAGTACAGCAAGAACTTCCCTGCCTCACTGAAGGAGAGCGTTGAGAAGCGCGGCAAGAAGATCCTGACCCTGCTGATGGCGACAAGCACTGGCGCCGAGGGTATTAGTTTGGCGAACACCCGCCACGTTCACATCATGGAACCCCACTGGACACCCGCGCGTCACGATCAGGTCATCGGTCGTGCGATTCGTATTTGCTCTCACGCTACCCTGCCCATGGAGGAGCGGACGGTGAAGATCAGCTTCTACGTCTCGGTCTTCACAGATGAACAGTCCAAGTCAGCGGAGTACCCGAACATCGTCGCGATCCGTCGTAACGACACCTCGATCCGTCGGTACGAGGGGCAGGCGGTCGAGGCCTTCATGTCTACCGACGAGTATCTGTATGAGACAGCCTACGAGAAAGAGCGAATCAGTCAGAAGATAGGTCTTCTTCTGAAAGAGTCGGCGATTGATTGCGAGATCCATCGTAAACTCCATGCACGTGAGAAGCCCGTTGTCTCTTGTATGCGATTTGACAGCACAGCCACCGGCGAGGATCTAGCCTTCAAGCCGAACATCAAGACGGAGGACTCGGATGCGACAGTCCTGCGTAATACCACTCGGAAGCACCGCCGACTTCAGAAGGTTCTGATCAAGGGCCTGTCTCTGATCATCGACCCAGACACGAAGGAGGTCTTTGATGGCCCGGCGTGGGACGACAATAAGCGCCTGTTACGGATGGGCGAGATGGTCAATTCGACTTCGATCCGATTTCTGCTTTAACATCCTTCAGAAACCCCGCACAGACTGTGTCCCAGGTCTTAAAAGGATACCTGACAGCTGTCAACTCTCGCTCCGGAAGTTTCCGAATTGCAGACTCCATCGCATCGGCCACACTCTCTGCCGTAAAGGTCGGCATCCAGAATCCCAGGGGCATAGAGCCGGCCATATATGTACGTCCCGAGGGGGCAATGAACTCGGCGACAGTGTCATCTAGAAACGAACGATACCCACCGACATCTGTCACGATCTGTGGAGCACCGGTGAACAGATGCTCAATCTGGCACAGACCAAATCCCTCGCCATCCGAGGTGTTGAGACCGATATTGCAGGCATTATACAGCTCGTTAATCGTCTCGTCGGGCACAGCCTTCTGATTGTTATCACCCGTATCCACAATCATCATACGCTTTCCAAAGTCCTCTACACTGAGTCCCCGACGAATAAGCTCGGTCTGGTAAATACGAGCCAGATCGTAGTACGCACCCTGCTGAACATTGAGACTGGTTACAAAGAGCAGATAGTACGGCTCAGAGGGATGCCGCTTGAGTAACTCTACAAATCCCATGATCGATAGATCCTGGCGCTTGCGAGAGCTATTGCGATTCGCGTTCATCATCACAATTGCGTCACGTCCGACGTTCATCCGTGCTCGAACCGACTGACGAGCGATCTCCGGAATCCTGCGAAAGATCGAGGAGTCGACAGCGTGCTCCATGATACTGATCTCGGGTCCAGATCCGTACTCAGAGTACACCTTGGCCCACGAGTCTGTGAAACAGTACATCCGATGAGCGCTCTTGTTGAGGATGTCTATCAGAGGTTGGGCGATTCCCCGATAGACCTGGTCGACATAGAGCCAGAGCTTATACGGAGACTCGCCCTTCTTGTACTTCATGGCCTCGATAAACTTGTGAATGATAAGGGGGTCATTGTAGATCATGACCACATCCGGATTCACCATCTCAAGGTACTCATGGATCTTGTTGAATCCAAAACCCTCCTCGCGAGGTTCCTCGTTGGCCGCTGCATCATAGGAAAGCACACCAAAAGGAACCTTACGGATAGACTCGCGCTTGGGATGACGCTGAAAACCAAAGTGGTAGGTCTTAACGGCGGGTGCTAGAGCCGACAGCTGCTTCAGTAGATTGATCACCACCTTGGAGTACCCCGTGGTCTGATCAACGTGTGTGCTGACGAGCACAAACTTCATTGATAGATTAGACTTTTCTCTGCGTAAACTACAATGCAGGTCAATAATACGCAGGACTATATCACCAAGTACAAGCGCCGAATCATCGCCAAGTCGATCGCCGTTGCCTCTCCTCCGCAGAAGCGCCGGACGAATGCGATGTACACCTCGGTTCTGGCGAACGGCGACGACCAGTACAACCTGACTGTGAGTGCTCCGGGACGCAACAACTACTACGGCGATACGCTGGGTCGGGTGTTCACCTCTCTCTGCTGTAAGCCTCAGAACGTGGTTGCGGGAGGCACGCTCTCGTACACGCCTGCGTACCCCGGCATTCAACCGTATCTTGTCTAATCACAATAGTAATGCCTGGAGGACTTATCCAGCTCGTCGGCGTGGGCGCACAGAACGAACTTGTCAATGGAAATCCGTCCATGACACACTTCCGTGCTGTGTACCGCCGTCATACCAATTTTGCTATGGAGTCGATCCGAATGACGTTCACGAGCACCAATCTTCAATTTGCTCAGAGCACTACACGAAAGATTTCGTGTCGTATCGACCGGTATGCCCAGGTTTTACTGGACACCTACCTCATCATCACTCTTCCTGATATTTGGTCTCCTCTCACTCATCTGGCGAACGGTGTCAGCCCTCCCACGGGTTATGATCAACGTTCTAACTCGATAGGATACGAGTTCCAGTGGATCAAGAATATCGGCTACAACCTGATCGACCACATTGAGATTACCGCCAACGGTCAGGTTCTTCAGACCATGACGGGAGAGTGGTTGAAGATGTACTCCTACCTCACTCACGATACGAACAAGCGGAAGATCGTCGACCAGATGGTTGGAAATGTCCCTGAGCTCTACGATCCTGCCAACGGCAATGGACGGCAGAACCAGTATCCTCATGCGATTGCCCCGGGCGCCTATCCCGGCGTGGGACCCAATACCAAGATCCCCGAGCCCTCGATTCGCTCTCGTCAGCTCACCATTCCTCTTCATTTCTGGTTTTGCGAGAATCCGGGTCTGGCTCTTCCGCTGGTGGCCATGCAGAATTCAGATGTCTCTATCAACGTTATCTATCGTCCTCTTGCCGATTTGTTCACCATTATTGACACAGACTCGACCTCACCGACGTATGGACAGCGTATTTCGGGTGCAGGAGGAATCGGACCCTTCCTCTCGCCTCCAGACGCAAGGGGTTATCCGACAAACCCGGAACTCGCAAACTTCTTTCCCGATCCGTATCTTGAGGGCAACTTTGCCTATCTCACAGAGATGGAGATGAGTCAGATTGCAAGTGCTGATCAGACCTTCCTGGTCAAGACCATCAAGTATATCAACAACACGGGTCAGTATGGATCGAGCGACTCTCTGTTGCCTGCCTTCAATCTGGTGACCCGTCTCGTCTTCAGTGCCCAGCGTACTGACAAGGTACTGACGAATGACTGGGACAACTACACGAACTGGGACAACCCGAAGTCAGCTCCATTTACCACAACGAACACAGATACGTTCTCGACGGTGACCAATTCCACAGAGACACAGACCTTCCTGTATTCAAGCGGTCAGCAACAGATTAGCTCGGTCTCTCCTCGTGATCCCGTGATCGACGGTGTGATTCTGCTGGACGGAAAGGAGCGGTTCACAGTCAAGCCGGTGAACTACTTCTCTCTGATTCAGATGTACAAGCACACCACCGGAGAGACACCTGATCTTCCGGGTGTGTACCAGTACTCCTTTGCTCTGAACAACGACATGTATCAACCCAGCGGTGCTCTGAACGCCAGCATGTTTAACAAGACGATCCTCCGACTCACGCTTCAGCAGCCGATTCCGACAGCCATGGGCGTGGCATCTCAACGGGTTGAGAATGTGCTGAAGTCCTCGCTGTTTAGCCCGAATCCCGTGATCATTCCTCCGGCCCAGTGTAATCTGTTTACTCCTGATCAGCTGGTTACGGTAGTGGTCAACACGAACGGAGACAACGTTATCTTTGCATATACCTACAACGTGGGTGTGTACGTGGAGTCCATCAATTTCCTGCGCATTACAAGTGGTCTTGCGAATTTCGTGTTTGCTAACTAACAATGAGCTTGACAGTCAAGCAGGCAACCTGGGGCGACGAGACGTCAGCTACCGACATTACAAAATCGATACAGAAACTGGTGAAGGATGGATCGTCCTTGAATATAACGGCTGGGTCTCACTTAGTTCCTGCTGTGTCTCTGAATCCGAATGTAGCCAATCTGACAGATGATGACAAGAAAGATATCAAGGACGAGGCAATTAAGAAGTGTCAGGGGAACGCCAGCGATACGGCGTGTATTGCCCTGCAGTCGGCCAACCTTGAAGCAACCCTTCTTCAGACCAAGATTGCCCAACAGAACTCGTCGGCAAACATTATCAACGGACGTCGTCTGACCCTGGATATCGTGGATGCCAACGGCAACGAGCAGACAGTCATGATTCCTGATGGCCAGGAGTTCAAGACTGGTAGCGCTCCTTCAGCGAAAGCGGTCGAGAAGCCGAAACCCAAGACCGACGATGCTAAGCCTTCTGCAGTCTGGAGCTTTCTCACCACCGGTCTGGGATACGGCGTGACAATTCTGTTAACTATACTGTGGGCGTTCAGTATTGTGGTCACCTATCGTGTTCTGATGTTAGCGGGGCATATCACGGCAGCCTATGTCTTGACTGCGCTGGCCATCTTCATTCCTTATTCGGGTCTGGTCACCACGCCGATTGCGATGGCTGTCTATTATTATCTGGAAAATCAGTAATGATCCAACCCACGTGGCTTATCGCAGGTGTCATTGTTGGAATGCTTCTCGCCTGCGTCATCATCCCTCCCGCCCGCAAACAACCGGCTGTCCCCGAACCTCATGATACCGGTGTCTTCCACACCGATACGGGCTGTGTCCGTACGAACGCCATTGAGGTTCCTTGCGGGGACTCGTGGGAGTCGTTCAATCTTCTCGCAGGTGTAAAGCAATGATCAACGTCTCTCGGGGCTTGGAACGGGCCTCTGCCTTTTTCTCCTTCATCATCGGCTTTGGTATCTCTGTCCTGATCTTCCATCGCAACTACGACAGCTATCGCACGCTGGCTCTTCCCCTGGATGAGGTCAAGACGAAGACGAACAAGGTTGATGGCAAGTGCTATACCTATCGCGTGGAAGATGCCTCGTGTGAAATCCCGTCTTCTTCATAAACAATGGACTCTGACGCCACGCCGCTGGATGCCCTCCTTCCGTCTCCCCAGGGTCCTCAGTCGGCTGGACCTATGCCTGGTATGGCGGGCTCCGATCACCACCCGCGTACGCAGATGGCGCCCTCGTTCAAGCCGAGTCTGCCGATGATGCGTCTCATGTGGGCGAACCTGACCCTGTATGTGTCGTTCTTCATCGTGACGGTGGCGCTGTCTCTGTCGGCGCCTCGTGATCTCCTGCTGAAGTATGTGCCGAATGCCTATACGTCGGGCGGAGTTCTGTCGTGGCAGGGTGCGGGTGTGCTGGGTGCGGTGGCAGTGGTGGCCTCGCATCTGCTGAATAACTTCCTCGTGAGCACCTTCGTCTAAAATGGATTTGATCCCGCCACGCAAACCAGGAAGCGTGTTAAGATGTCGAACACCATGATCACTCTCAACCAGCGCAACTACATTCTCGAGGCGGCGGCCGAGGGCGAGGCCTACCGTCGCCGCATCATCTCCAACGTCCTTGGGGAGATGCGGGACAAGATTGACGAGGCCGATATCGTCACGCAGTTCCGCCTCGCGCTCTTCAACGGGCGTCGGGCGTACGTAGACGTCACGTATCCACGGTTCTGGGACGCTCAGAACCTGGATTCTGATCCCCGTCTCGACCTCAACAAGCTCCTTGAGGACGCTGACGGCTACGAGCAGTTGACGGAGCAGTTCCGCTACGTCGATATCGCTCACTCCGTGGACGTGGAGAACATCCACCTCCGTATCTGGTTCAAGCCGGAGAAGCACGAGGCGTATGACGATGAGGAGGTGGGAACGCCGAACCGGACGTTGCAGGCCCTGACGCCTCCTCCGGCTCCCATTCGTGTGCGTCGCAACCTTGGCGCTAGCTTCGACGCGGTCGACATGGACAGCGAGTAAAGATCAAAAAACCAAAAAACACCTGCACGTTCTATATATTTTTCGATTAAACAATCGTGGAGTATAGAGAACAATGTTCCGTCCAGAGTACCTGGCCCAGCCTCCCGCTTGGTTTTACTCTCGGATTCTGGTGGGAGCGGGGGGAATGCTCACCGCCTCCTTCGTATCCAAACACAACATTACACACGTCATCAACTGTGCCATGTCGGAGGATTCTCCTCCGTGGTTTCGCAATCTGTATCGGTCCCGGTACAAGTGCCTTGGAGCGGTGGACAGTCTGAATGCTAATATCTTGCTCTGGTATCCTGTGTTCGAGGCAACGATGTCGGCGATGTTACGCGAGTCGGGTTCCGGGACGGTGTTCGTTCATTGCCAGTGTGGAATCAATCGTTCGGCCTTCCTGTCCCTGACCTATATTACGAAGAACTTTGGCTTTGACTTTGAAGAAACGGCGAAGTCTCTGAAACGCCAACGTCCCTGCATGTTCACAAATCCTATCTACATGAAACAGACGAAGGAGTTTGTAAGTAGCCTCCATGGACGTGTTCCGGGTGAGAAAGATTCGGGAGACAAACGCCTCGGGCTCCTCGATGGGAACTCTGGACTCGGTTCATCAGGAGTTGGTGCAGGGAATGAGGGAGACCAAGACAAAGACGGCGGACTTGGAGGAGACGATGAACTCCCTTAAGCAGCAGAGGGAACGGTTGGAGACCTCGACGGATCTCAAGGATATTGTGAAGTGCTCGCAGATTGATGCGCAGATTCGCAGTATTCAGGAAGAGATGGCTCAGGCCAATCCAGTTCAGGATTATTACATGAAAAACATGGACATCCTGATTGATTATTACGGAAAGCAGGATACCGCTACAGGACCGGTCCCCACGCTTCCTCCGAAGGATAGCAATACCTTCTTGAAGTTTTTTGTTGCAAATGTTCCCGTAGTTGACTCGGGGTTGTCGAAGAAGCAGATGTTTGATGAGTATGTGGCTCGTATGAAGTTGTCGAATGGTCCCGAAGCCACTCA